CCACCAGTTGACACTTATGCTCAAGTTACATTATATAATGAAACTACTGTTCTAGGTCGTGGTTCTTCTTTATCAGGAACAAATATTTCTGGACAAACAGGATGTGTCGCTGTTGGTACTGCTCGTATTGGTTTTATCGAGTGGGATAATGGAACTATCGGCTCAGCTACTGCTCAATATAAAGCATCATTGTTTGACATTGAAATGAACATTGACCCAGAAGGTGGTAATTATACATTCGAAAATGATGTTAAATCAATGTACTATGCTGGTGGCTCTGCTGCTACAACATTTACAGCAGATATTGTTCCAACATTAGTTCCTATGACTGGTGCTGTTAATGCTTCTTCAAGCACAACAGTAACTGGTGTTGGAACTTCTTTCCAAACTATTTTAGAAGTTGGCGATTATGTTCAGCTCGGAAGTAGTACTTCAAATATCCGTAGAGTTACTGCAATTGCTTCTCAGAACTCCATTACAGTTGACTCAGCAGTTACTATTACTAATGATATTATTTCATTGATTACTGCTAAAATTAATGAACCACAAAATGAATCATTAATTTTCCCATTACCATATTACGCTGTTAAATCTGTTACAGCTGCTGATGCATCTAATCGTGTAATTTATAGTGCATATGAAAAATTTACTGGAACTACAACTTCTGGTTCTGGTGGTTACTGTACATTAACTATCGCTGCTCCAAGTGGAGTAATGATTTCTGCAGCTCAAACTGATAACTACCAAGTTGTTGATGCTACAACTGGTTTAACTGTAAGCAATTCAAATTACACAATTGTTGTTAATCAAGGTTCAGCAACAATTACTTTACCATCAACATATGCTTCTAGAGCTTTCGTTGTTCTTGCTGCTGTTACTAAAACAAGCAACCAACAAACTAGAAAGAATAAAACATTATTAACAACTACTGTTACATTTACAAGCCAAGCAGCAGCGCAATCACCTATTTTGAATCTTGGTCAAGCTGATGGATACAAAATTATCAGTATCTTACAAGCAGATAATCTTGCGTTCGGAACAACTCCTTCTTCTTCACAGTATGTAACTGATATTGGAGAACGATACACATTTAGTGATGGTCAAACTCCATATTCATATGAGTTAGCTACTTTAACATTAAGTCCATCTGCTGCTCCTCCTTCTGCTCCAGTTCAAATAACATTCCAATATTTTGCTCACGGAACTGGTGACTACTTTACTGTTGACTCTTATACCAATGTCCCTTACGCTTTAATTCCTACATATCAAGGCACTCCACTTCGTGATGCTATCGATTTCCGTTCAAGAAAAGATAGTACTGGTATAGCATTTACTGGATCTGGTGGTGCAATCTCCTTGATTCCTAAGCGTGGTATTAACATTGAAGCTGACTTCTCTTACTACTTGGCTAGAACTGATAAGATTGCAGTTGATCAAAAAGGTAATTTCTATCAGATTCAAGGAACTCCTTCTTTAAATCCTGGAGCTCCTGCAGATCCAAACCTTGGAATGTTGCTCTATACTTTAAATATTGAGCCATATTGTTTCAGTACAACAAATACTTCAGTTATTGTTACTAAAGCTGAAAACAAGCGTTACACAATGCGCGATATTGGTAAGTTAGAATCTCGTATCAATCAACTTGAGTACTACACTTCCTTATCACTGTTAGAACAACAAACTCAAGCTACAGCAGTTCATGATCCAAATACTGGCATGGCTATGTATCAGAATGGATTCGTTGTAGATAATTTCAGCGGAACTCCTTCTGGCGATACTGCTAATCCAGATTATCTCTGCTCTATTGACATGCAGAATAATGTGTTGCGTCCATTCTACACAATGCAGAATGTGAACTTAATTGAAGCAAACACAAATAATACTCAACGAGCTGCAGCTGATTATCAAGTAACTGGTAATGTTATTACTTTACCATATACATCTAATGTTCTTATTTCTCAGCCATATGGTTCTCGTTTAGAAAACATTAACCCTTTCGCAATTTACACTTTCCTTGGTAAAGTTAATTTAAACCCAAACACTGACGACTGGTTTGAAACTAATCGTTTACCTGATATTATCAATCAGGTTATGGGCGACTTTAACACAATTCAAAGTTTAGCTGCTCAAGCTGGTATTCTTGGAACTGTTTGGAATGCTTGGCAAACTCAGTGGACAGGTTCTCCACAAGTAACAGGCACACAAGTTTATGTTGGTTCTGCTCAAGTTGGAACTACTAGCTGGTTGACAGGTCAAGTATCAAATGTTACAACTGCTCAGCTTAATGCGATGTTCGGTGTTAATAACACTACAATTAATGGTGGTTGGGGTTATAGAACTGTAACAACTCAGACTAGTGCAACTCAAGTTGGTCAGTCAAGAACAGGTGTTAATACACAAGTCGCTGCTCAAATTGATACTCAGCTTGTTAATGATTCTGTTCTTTCTCAAGCAGTTATTCCATATATTCGCTCAAGAAATATTCTTGTTCAGGCTACTGGATTGAAACCACTAACAACACTGTATCCATTCTTTGATACAACTGCAGTTGGTACATATTGCACACCTTCTACTAAGATAACAATTAACAACTTATCAGGAACATTTGATATTACAAGTAGTGTTGGCGGTAATGCTGCTGAAACTGCTCGTCAAATTTCTGGTGATTCTCAAGTTTGTTTGAACATTGGCGATGTTATTACTGGCGCAACTTCTCATGCTACTGGTGTTCTAGTTGGAACTGAAAATATCCTAGACACTAATGGAAATATTGTAACTAGAAATCTATATTTACAAAATATTATTGGAACATTCCAAACAAGTGAAACTGTTTCTGGCAGTATTAGTGGTGCTACTGCCACTACAGTTACTATCGGTTCTACAGGAACTCTTGGTGGCGCATTAACAACTGATACTAATGGTAAATTACAATTTATTTTTGATATTCCAGATAGTCCATCTCTGGCATTTAGAACTGGTCAGCGTACATTAACATTGACTGATGATTCTAGTAATGGAATTAACTATTCTACCAGAGGACAGACTCAATATAATGCTCAAGGTATTTTACAAACTAAACAAGCAACATACAATGCTGTTCAAAATGCTCAACTTGTTCAAACTCAAGTAACTCAAAACCAAACTATTACTCAAACATCACAGCGTGTTGTTTCTGATACTGGTTGGTATGACCCATTGGCAGAAACTTTCCTAATTAGTAATCCAGGTGGAGCTTTCTTGACTGGTGTTGATATTTTCTTCGCATCTAAAGATCGTAGCATTCCTGTTCATATTGAGATTCGTGAAGTAGTTAATGGATATCCAGGTATTAATATTCTACCATTCTCTCAAGTCACATTGAATCCTGAACAAGTTAATATTTCATCTAACACTGTTACATTACCAGACGGAACTATTGCTCCTAGTTACGACACACCAACTAGATTTACTTTCCCATCTCCAGTTTATGTAAATGATGCAACATCATATGCATTGGTAGTTGCTTCAGATTCTAATGGATACAAAGCATGGTGTGCTCAAATGGGAGATACAATCCCAGGATCTAGTCGTACAATTTCTGCCCAACCATACAATGGTGTTCTGTTTAAATCGCAAAATGGATCTACTTGGACTGCGTCGCAAGATGAAGACTTGATGTTTAACATCTACTACGCTCAGTTCGACACAACTAAAGTAGCGAATGTTTCTTTCGTAAACGACATGTTGCCAATTACAACATTACCAAGAAACCCATTCGAAACTAATACTGGTTCAGCTAAAGTTAAAGTTACTCACTACAATCATGGATTACCATCTGGTTCTAGTGTAACATTAGGAAATATTGCTTCATTACAATATGGTTCTGTTGCAGCAAGTGGTGGAACAATTACCACTACAACAAGTAGCGCAACAGTAACTGGTACTGGCACTAAATTTACTACAGACATTGGTTCGGGCACTATTGGTCAAGGTGATGTTTTATATGGTCCAAACAACACTTACATTGGTGTAGTTGCTTCTGTGGCTAGTGATACTTCTTTAACATTGGTTACTAATGCAGCTGCGACAGTAACTAGCGTAGCATATAATATTGCTCCTTCTATCGGTGGTATTCCAGTTACTGAAGTTTATAAATCCAATACTGTTGCTGTAGTTGTTGATCAAAACACTTATGTAATTAATACTACTACAACTGG